GGGTCAGTTGCAATTTTGCGGTACATTTGAGAGTATATTTGATATAAACTCTGCACAATCAAGCTATAATTCAGGAATGAGAGATGCAGGTGTACAATTAAATCGTGTAGTAAAAGAAGCTGCACCGGAATATTATTTAAAAATGATTAAGGAGAATATCAATGGGTGACGAAGCGACAACAGGCGTTGAGACAGAAACAGGTGCTGCTGATACAGGTGATACGAGTACAGTTTTAACAGATACCGGTGACACGGGTGCTGCTGATACAAGTGGTACTGAAACGAATCTTGATGCATCTGGTAACCCAGTTGCTGACGGTGATGCAAAACTTGATGCAGATGGTAACCCCATTGTTGACGGTGATGCAGATGCTGGTGCGGAAAGTAGTGGTACGCCTCCTGACACCTATGCCGACTTTGCTATGCCTGAAGGTATGCAACTTGATGAAACTGCTCTTGCTGAAGCAACACCACTTTTTAAAGATTTGGGGTTGACGCAAGAACAGGGACAGAAAGTTATTGACCTTTATGCAAAACAAGTCCAGGCGGGTTCACAGACGCAGACTGACAACTTTAACCAGCTGATGAACGACTGGCGTACTCAAGCTAAAAGTGACGGTGATATCGGTGGGGACAAGTTCGATGAAAATGTCAAAATCGCACAATCCGCTGTTGCTAAGTATGGTACACCAGAATTGAAACAGCTGCTGGAATATCACGGCGTGGGTAACCACGTTGAAGTCATCCGGTTCATGGTTCGAATTGGTCGGACGCTGAATGAAGATGTACCCGGTTCAACCGGTGGTGCAACGACTAAGGCTGAAGATGCAGTGTCGATACTTTATCCAAATGATTCTTAGGAGAATGTAATCATGGCTACTTTAGGTAATACTTTCGTCGATTTAATCGACATTTATAAACAGCAAGACGGTCGCGGTCAATTTGTACCGATCATCGAAATGCTGATGGAAATGAGTCCTATGCTCGACGACGCAATTGCGGTCGAATGTAATAAGGGCACAACTCACCTGCACACTGTGCGTTCCGGTTTACCATCTGTTACATGGGGTAAACTCTATCAGGGTATTCCAAATAGCAAAGGTAAAACTGCTCAAGTGGAAGATACAACTGGTTTCGTTGAAGGTCTTAGTACCATTGACAAACGTTTGTTGGATTTATCTACTAATGAAGGTGTAGTGCGTTTATCTGAAGCTAAATCATATCTTGAAGCAATGTCTAACGAAGTTGCATCAAAATTGATTTATGGTAACACTGCATCGGATCCGGAAGAGTTCATGGGTTTTGCACCACGTTTCAATGACAAGAGTGCCTCTAATGGTAATCAAATCATTGATGCAGGTGGTGTAGGTGCTGATAACACTTCAATCTGGTTTGTTACCTGGGGCGATAATCAATGTAACTTGCTTTACCCTAAAAGCACACAAGCTGGTGTCACTCGTGAAGATATGGGTGAGCAGCGTGTTACTGATGATTCTGGTAATGCGTACTACGCAAAAGAAGAAATGTTTACCTGGCACATTGGTCTTGCTGTTCGTGATTGGCGTTATGTGTCACGTATTGCAAATGTCGATGTATCATTGATGCAAGCAGGTTCTGTTGCATTGTATGATTTCATGCGTAAAGCATATTACAAGTTACAGAATCGCCGTGTTGCAGGTGGTAAGATTGCAATTTACTGTAACCGTGATGTACTTGAAGCACTTGATGCTTTAGCTACAAATGCCGGAGCCAGTGATAGTTTCATTCGTTTAAAGACTACGGAGATCGAAGGTAAAGAAGTTACTAGTTACCGCGGTATCCCTATTCGTGAAACAGATGCGATCATCAACACTGAAGCACGTGTAACCTAACACCTGGTTCATCAGTGCCGGGATAACACCCGGCTAACTTTTAGTTTTATAGGAGATCAATAAAATGATTTTTTCAGCTCAACAATTGTTTTCTGATGACCAGGCGATCACAGCTTCTGCTGATTCAACTAATGTCATCGACTTAGGCGCACCGGCTACACCTTTCGGTGCTGCTGCTGCATTAAATGACGACATCGGTAAAGGTGCCAAGATTCCACTTTTGGCTCAGATTACTGAAGCGTTTGACAATCTGACTAGTCTTGAAATTAAACTCTCAACCGGTTCAACGACTGCATTAGGTACTACTATTGCTAGTCAGGTTATTTTACTTGCTGATTTACTAGCAGGTAAGCAACTTAATCTTGACTTCTTGCCTAATGGTATTGTTGAACAATATCTCGGTATGGAATATGTGGTTGTAGGTACTGCACCAACCGCGGGTAAAGTTACAGCGGGTATTGTTATGGGTGTTCAAACTAACGTCACTGGTGCTTAATTGATGAAGGGGGCAATAGTCCCCTTTTTCTAATTAATAATTTTGGAGAAATACAATGCCACAATATAAAGTAATTGCACCGGGGTTTTATAATGACATGTTATATCATCCTGAAGGTAAACGTCAGACTTTACACACTGATAAACCATTTACGAAAAAGAATAAGATGCCTTCATGGCTATCTGAAATGCCTAAAGAGTCACCTGCTCTTAAAAAGAAGCGTGAAGCTCAGGAAGTATTGGATAAAGCTGCTGCTGAATTGAAAGCTGAACAGGATAAAGACGCTATTGCTACTGCTGCATCTGAAGGTGATGGTCAAGAAACATCATTTTTAGATAAAGTTAAAAATGCAGCCACCGGTGATAAAAGCAGTAACGTCGAAACACTTTGAGGTAATAAATTATGCCTGAAGATCAAGTGAAAATTAAAAAAGAATCTTCATCAACGGGGGTGACATGCTGTTCTGACGGTGATTATTACCCGTATGGAACGAGTCTCAGTATTGATGATGATCTTGTTGATGAACTTAATGCAGGTAATCTTGCTGTAGGTGATGTTGTTGAGGTTCGCGGTTATGCGTTTGTTGACAGTAAATCTGAACATAGCAACAAAGAATCATCTAGCAAATCAATACGGTTACAAATGACATCTATGAAGGTCACCCGTGAAACTGATGATGCTATTAAACAATTATACGGTGATTAATAGTGTCTTCTGAAGTTGAAATCTGTAACTTTGCTCTGTCTAATATTCGCGGCGGTAGTATTAATTCGCTTGATGAATCCAGTTTACAGGCACAAGTATGTAAGCTGAAGTACCCTATTCTGCGTGACAGATTGCTTACTGAAGTGGCGTGGTCATTTAATCATAAGATTAAAGCATTATCTTTAGTAAGCACTGAAATATTTAATTGGGCTTATGCTTACCAATATCCGATTGATTGTTTGAAAATTAATCGACTTGTAGGTGCGTATGAAGAATTAGCAAACGCTGATGCAGATATAATATCAAGATTAGTTGATAGTCAATTACTACCTATAAATGATTTACGTAGTCAAATACCTCATGAAGTATTTAATTTCGATGATAAAAAAATAATAGGTACAAATGAAGCTGATTTACGCATTGATTATGCTGCAAAAATAACAGACCCTAATTTATTTACAATGGACTTCATTGTAGCTTTTTCTCATCTATTATCATCTGAATTAGCGATACCTATTGTCGGTGCCGAAATTGGACGACAATTACGCAGTGATTCATTACAATTATATAAACAATATTTAGATGCAGCTTTAGCAAATGATTTAAATGATCAATATAGTACGCCTCCATTAAGTGAGTTTGAAACAATCAGGAGGTAGCCACGGTGCCACAATTTATCCAACGTAGTTTTACAGCAGGTGAGATTGCACCAGCGTTACAATCTCGTGCTGATGTTGTTAAATATTCCACTGGTTTAAATCTTTGTGAAAACTTCTTTGTACGTGCTCAAGGTGGTGTGTATTCACGACCTGGGTTTAGTTTTCGCGGTGAACTCGATGATTCGTCTAAAACCGGTCGGTTGATACCTTTTAGTTTTAGCACTATTCAAACTTATATATTAGTTTTTGAAGACTTGAAAATGAGAGTCATGAAAGATGGTGGGTTTGTTCTTAAACCAGCTGCAACTATTACAAATGTTACACAAGCAAATCCTGCTGTTGTAACTACATCAGCTGCACACACTTTTGTTAATGGTGAATCAGTCACTATTACTGATGTTGTAGGTATGACTGAACTCAATGGTAATACCTACGTTATTGCGAATGTAACTAGTACAACTTTTGAACTTCAAGGTATTGATAGTACAGGGTTCACTGCTTATATATCAGGTGGATCAGCACAAAGTGACGGTATCTTTGAATTAACAACACCTTACACTGAATCACAATTACCGCGTTTAAGTTATACACAATCTGCTGATGTAATGACTATTGCTCATCCAGATCATGATCCTCGTAATCTAAGTCGTTTAGATGATGATGACTGGACATTGGCAGTTATTAATTATGCTTCAACAGTCAGTGCACCTACATTCCCAGGATCTACTGTTAAAAATATCACCGCTATCAATCAAGCAAACCCTGCTGTTGTATTCTCTGCTGCACATGGATTCTCCACCGGTAACACTGTTAATATCACTGGTGTTGTTGGGATGACAGAAGTTAATGACCGGGTATTTAAAATTACAGTATTAACTCCGAATACTTTTGAATTAGATGCTGAGGATTCTACTGCTTATACGGCATATGCTGGTGGTGGTACTGCAACTCTTGAGACTAGTGCAACAACAATCGGATCAGGTTTCGGTGATTTTGAAAAAACATACACTTACGTAATCACTGCTGTTGATGCTGACGGTATTGAATCATTAGCATCAACAGCAGTATCAGTAACTACAGAGTCATTATCAACCACTGGTGGTGTCAGAATAACCTGGAATACTGTTTCAGGTGCTGTGTATTATCGTATTTATAAAGATCCATCAAATAATACTCAGACGTATGGTTGGATCGGTGACTCAAACAATATCAATTTTGATGATTATAATATTGCACCAATCACCAGTGATGCGCCACCAGAAGATAGGCAACCATTCACAGGTGCTGATACTAAACCTGCTGCTGTAAATTATTACCAGCAACGTCAGATATTTGCTAATACCAATAACGAACCACAAACAACATTCACTACTCAAGTTGCTAATTATAAATCTTTACGTACATCTAATTTTGCTCGTGATGATGATGCTGTAACATTTACTATAGCAGCACAACAGGTAAATGAAATTAGGCATATTATTTCACTTGATTCATTAGTTCTATTGACTTCTGGCGGTGAATGGCTTGTGAGTGAAGGGCAAAACAGAATTCTTACACCATCGACTATAGGTGTAAGAATTCAATCATATAATGGTGCATCATGGGTTAAACCTGTGGTCATTAATAGTACTGTTTTATATTTACAAGAAAAAAATGCCCGTATTCGTGACTTAGGTTATCAATTCAGCAGTGACAAATGGACAGGTGATGATTTATCAATCATGTCTGAACACTTATTTGAAGGTCACACTATCACAGAGATGGCTTATGCTGATGAACCCTATGGTATCCTTTGGTGTATTCGTGATGATGGTGTATTACTCGGTCTTACTTATTTACGTGAACATCAGGTATGGGGTTGGCATCATCATGTAACTGACGGTGAGTTTGAATCAGTAGCGACGATTAGTGAAGATGGTCGTGATGCAGTATACGTAATTGTTAAAAGAACCATAAATGGTCAGACTAAGCGTTACGTCGAACGACTTGAAAAACGTGAAAGTAAAATTGCTGAAGATGCGTTTTATGTCGATTCAGGCTTATCATATAACGGACTGACAGCTGTGATTACCGGTGCTGCACAAACGAAACCTGTTGTCATTACAGCCGCATCACATGGTTACAGTAATGGTGACAACATTCGTATAAAAGATGTTGTAGGTATGACTGAATTAAATGGTGATGATTACATCATAGAAAATGTCACTGCAAATACTTTTGATTTATCTAAAATTGATGGTACGAGTTATACCGCGTACATTGAAGGTGGTCTTGCAACAAAATTAACATCAGCTCTTTCAGGATTGGATCATCTTGAAGGTAAAAAAGTTGCTATTTTAACTGACGGTTATGTTACAGAAAATCAAATTGTATCATCAGGTACTATCACATTAACTCGTGCTGCTGCTAAAGTTCATGTTGGTTTACCTTACACACCAGTTATCGAGTTACTTGATATTGATACTGCATCAGCTACTGAGACTGTGAAAGCACAATCAGTTTCAGTGTCTAAAGTAACCATTGAAGTTGAGGGTACACGCGGTGGGTTCGTCGGTGCGCGTCAAGATGCAACCAGCGGTCAAAGTACAACATTCCAGGAAATCAAGCCCCGGTTTGATTCTGATGGTTATGACGCTATCGCATTAAAAACTTACAAGCAAGAAGTGATTATTGATCCATCATGGAATAAAGGTGGCGGGGTTCGCATTGAACAACGGTCACCTTTGCCCATGGCAATATTATCAGTTATACCAAGGGTTGACATAGGTGGGAGTTAAATTTATCAAGCCGACTCATGAGCTTATTGAAGCTATTGCAGCTGACATGCGTCAAGCTGATATTGATGAAATATGGGCTTCAAATCACCATACACCTATTGCGGCATTAATGATCGGATGGGAACTATCAGATCGTACTGTGATAATAACAGTGAATGATGAACCTTGTGTGATGATAGGGTTGGTTATTCGTGATATATTAGCGGGAACAGGGGTGCCCTGGTTGCTTGGTACAGAGAATGCGTTGAAGTATAAGCGTTATTTTCTTACTCAGGTACCTGCTATAATTAATGAAATGTTGAATATATGCCCTGTTTTATTTAATTATGTACATGTTAAAAATAAAATCAGTGTTAATTGGCTCAAACGGATAGGTTTCATTCTCGATGAACCTTCACCTTATGGGTATGAAAAAGAACTATTCCATAAGTTTCATCTTGAGAGGATTTAATAATGTGCAGTCCAACGGCAGTAATGGCAGTTACAACAGTTGCTTCAACATTGATGACTGTTCAAACACAGCGTGCAGAAGGTAAATATCGGAGAGGTACCAGTGAATATAATGCACGTGTTGCTGAGAATGAAGCACAAGAAACACGTCGAGCAGGTACTGAAGCTGAGAATATACAACGACGTAAAACGGCTGAATTATTAGCTAAACAACGTGCACAACTCGGTGCCGCCGGTGTTGAATTAGGTACGGGTTCTGCTTTACAACTTCAAGAAGAAACTGTCACACTTGGTGAAGCTGATGCATTACGTATTCGTAGTAATTTTGAAGCACGTGCAGAATCATTAGAAACAGGTGCAGAATTAACACGTGGTCAAGGTGAATTTTCTAAATCAATAGCAGGTAAAAAAGCAGTTGGTACTATACTTAGCGGTACTTCTCAATTTTTAGATACCGGTGTTGCTGATAAATGGTTTACACCAAATAGCGCTGGTAAAATTGTACCTGGACAATCATTTGAAACAACACCGATAAGAGTTCGATAATGCCTAAAATTGCACAATATGAATCTGATCAAGTAACAACACAGGTAGTAAAACAACCTTTAGTACAGGCTGCGCCACGCGGTGCGTTTGACCAACCTGTTGTCAAAGGGGTACTTGATATTGTTCAAGCAGGTGCTGCAATTAAACAACGTATTGATACTACTTCAGCAGAAGAAGCGTTGATTAAATTTGAACGTGATAAGAATGATTTATTTTTTAATCCTGATGATGGGTATTTCAATACTCAAGGTCGTGATGCTTATGATAATTCATCAGCAGCAACACAGGCACTTGATGATTTAAAAAAACAATACGGTGAAAGTTTAGGTCAGAATGCCAAGTCAATGTTTGACAAGTCTGCTGATCAACATATCACTCGTAGTCAGTTGGATGTTGCACGTCATGCGTCGAAAGGTTTAAAAGCCTGGGAGTTTGCAACAATTGAATCTGAAGTTGAGAACACCATTGAGAATTCTTCATTATATTGGGCTGATAAGAAAGTATTAAACACACAAATGCAAAAAGGTGAACTTGCAATATATGATTTAGCCAGGTTAAAACCTTTAGGTTTCGAGAGACTTAAAGAAGATTTAGAAACTTACCGCTCATCATTTGCAAAAGCAGCAATTGAAGCTGCTATACAGAGTAGTGCAGCTGATGGTAAAGATTTACTTGAAACACACGGTAAATTGTTAGAAGGCCCTGATAAAATCAAGATGGAAGGTTTAATCGAGAAGAAAGCGAAGGTTGAAAAGACTCAGGCTGATGCTCAAATGGCAACAATGACTGCTACACGGTTAGTGGATCAATATGATGATAGAAAAGATGTTGTTGAAGAAGTGAATAAAATCAAAGACGATGAGCTTCGTAAAAAAACAATGACAGAATCAATGAGTCAATACAGTCGTAAGAAACAGGCTGAGTCAGAGTTTCGTGCAGGTTCTTATGAAGCCGGTGAAGACCATTTAATTGAAGGTGGTTCTGCTGAGTCATTCAAAGCAACTACTAAAGGTAGTGAGCAGTGGGAAAGTTTGAATGAGACACAGAAACGTAAACTTGAGTCAGGTGTTGTTGCTGTAACAGATTGGAACGTGTTCAGTGATTTGATGTTATTACCGAAAAAAGAATTAGCAAAAGTTGATCCAACTAAAGTCTTTGATAAATTAGCAAAGACTGAACGCAGTCGGATAATTAGTGCTGTGAAAAGTGCGAACGGTACCGGCTCATCTAAAGATAGTATCGACCATCAAACAGGTCGTACTCGTACATCACAAACTACAGCAGCAGTTGAACAGATTTTCGGTAAGAAATCGAAATGGAGTAAAGAAAAACGTGAACAAGCAAACGGTTTCTATGCTTTACTTGATGAAGAGGAAACCTCACGTAAAAACCAACTTAAACGTGAACTCACATCTGAAGAATATACCGACATGTTATCCGGATTCACCCGTAAAGCTGTGCAGGAAGGTAGAATTTGGGACACTACATTAGATTTAACTGATATACCTGCTGATGATGTACCGGTGTTGAGTAAATTCTTACGTGACAATAATGTACCAGTGACAACCGATAACTTAATAAAAGCCTTTAAACAAGCGAGTAAATAAATGCCTTTGAATCTTGAGAACATTGATCTCGGTGGTTTCGGAATCAGTGAAGAAGATGATATTCAACCTGAATTAAATAATCAGGTTCGTGCCAATATGGACGAAGCATTAAAAATCAACCCTGATCAACATGCTCAAACAACTAAACTCAGTGAACAATCTGGTGTTCCGGAATTTGCTGTTGAATCAGATCCTGCTCAAGTAGAACACGGATTGAAACTTGATAATATCGACTTCAGCCAGATGTCGAAACGTAACCCTAATACTGAAAAATATCTCACTGATTTCAATAACTCTGTTATTGCTCAGGATGATATTGATGTTCTTCAGTCGATTGAAGATACTCTATTAACAGTTACTGATGTAGGCAGGGCTTTTCCTGCGGGTCTTATCGGTGGTTTTGGTTCTGCATTTGAAGGTGCAGGTCGTACTTTACAAGCCGGTGCAAATATCACAGCACGTGCTTTAGATGTGATATTACCTGAGAGTTTAGATGATTATTTGTATTTAAGTGATAATCCATCAGCACTTGAGCGTGCTGGTTTAATGTTATCACCGCAGACATTACTTCGCTGGGAAGGTAAAGGTCTTAGTAAAGTTGCTGAAGATGTTGGTGTACCACAGGAACGCAGCAATATAGCTACTGATATCAGTGGTGCGTTAGGTCAAATGACTCAACAAATCATGGTTCATATTGCTAATCCTATTGCATCAGGTGTCGCTTTATTCTCTCAAGGTGTTGACCAGCAGGGACAACGTCAAGAAGCGACGAATACCGAAGGTGAAAGCCTTGAGAGTGATTTAGCATTACTCACCGGTGGTCTCATTACTGTTGCTTCAGAGAAAATCGGTTTAGATAAACTTTTAGAAAGGTTGCCACCGAAAATTAAAAATGATGCTTTACGTAATATGATTGATATTGTTTTAGCCGGCGGGATTGAATCAATACAGGAAATTGTTGAAAACATCGGGCATGGTTTACTTGAACAATTTACCACTAATCCTGATGCTGAGATATTCAAAGGTCTTGAACATGAAGCAATTGTTGCAGGTGGTGCAGGTGCTATTGCTCGCGCGGTAATTAATGCAGTTACCCCTGGTCGTTTACGTAGTGTTCAAGAACAAGAAAGTACAAAAGACAGTAAAGGTCAAATTGAACAACAAAAGATTGACCGATTGAATGAGCAATCTGAAAAGTCGAAACTTCGTGAACGTGATAAAGAATCATTTAAGCAATTTGTCAATGAAGCTGATGGTGAGAACAATACCAATGTATTTATTGATGGTGCTCAAACTTCATTATATCTACAAAGTAAAACACCTGAAGAAATTGAAGCTGATACTGCACTGAAACTGTTAAACGATCAAGCACGTGAAGCATCTCAACTCGGTACTGATGTTCAGATACCCGTTGCTGATTTTGCAGCTGAGATAGCCGGTACTGATCACTATGCTGAGTTACGTGACAGCATGACAATGAGTGATGAGACTACTTCACCATTTCGTCAGGAACAGGTTAAACAGGAAACTGAGACTTACATCAAAACGTTGATGGAAGAAGCTGATCAGAATACAAGTGAGTACGTTGAAGCCCAGGAGATTTTCACACAGGTTCGTGACCAGTTGATTGACACCGGTACTGTGACACCGGCTAATGCATCAATTATGGCTCAGATTGTCCCTGCCTGGGCAACTGCTCAAGCACGTCGTCAGGGTAAGACAGTGCAACAAGTGTATCAAGATTCTGGATTGACAATCGAAGGTCCTGCAACCGGTGAGCGTGCACGTCTTGAGGGTGAGTTGATACTTGAGCAACAAGATATCACTACTACCGATTTACAACAGTCACTTCGTGATGAAGGGGTTGATGTCAGTTTGCGCGGTGAAGGTGATGTC